TCGACTATAGTATAATTACCCGGGATAATTTCGATTTTTATATCATGGTCTCCGTTGTTAATTCCATTAGGTTTGCCTTTAAATAAAAAAAAATTACTCCCATATGCGTTACTAACAGTATACCATGAATAAGGTATTTGTACTGAATATAACTTAATAGAAATAACATTTCGAAGAGTTTCCGATAGATTAAATGTAAAATCAGTAGTTAATGCTCGTTTATCAGGTCTATATGAACTATCAATACTAACAATGCGAGATATAGTTTCTCGCATTATCGGATTTAGAAACCCGGGTGCATATTGAATAGCGTTAGTGCTCACTACATTTGCGTCTGGTTCTGGGATAACATTTTTTGAATTTGCAGTTTGAGTTGGAGTATTTTCTTCCATTCCTTCCAATCCTTCAATTATATTATCAGTAATTATATCTTCATCGTGTTCATCTTCCTCTAATTTATCGTCATCATCTTCAACATCGAAAAAATGTTCATATACACTGTCAAAAAAAAGAACTAATTTTCTAGAAGAACTCGTATTAATTTGTTGATATTTATGTATTTGCATTAAAATTTTTGCTTCTAAAACTCGATCAGATGGATTATTCAGGTCTAATATATCATATAATTCACTGTCTGTATAATCATCAACATTAAACATTCGAATATATAGTATATGCGCAAAATCATTTATATATATTGAACCCAATCAATTTAAATTGGCAGTCGAGATTTAAACATATTTGAAATAAAATCCACTAAATTTAATCGTTTATTACAACGAAATAACATATCAAGTGGAAAAGAATTTAATCCCTGTCCACGTTTTAGATGTCTTGCTCCTGTAAAACATAATACATCAAATACTTGCATTATAATATCTTCATCTTCATTCATATCGACGCGATCAATTCGATATTTACCAGTAAACAAATATCGATTATAATTGCGATTCTCATATATATTAGACGGGTTTACACGTGGTTTATTTCGTATCATTCCGATACCGATAATTTTATTAATTTCATTATTCATTTCTAATACAAATACTATATTTTCAGGTGGGATAAAAACTGCAATTGGTGATGGTGAACAATAAACACATCCTGTTAAATTATGTGTTTTACGATATTCTTTATTTTCATCCCATGTTTTATTATTAAAACGAGATGTAATAATAAAACGATTTAATTGTTTTTTATATACCTTAATTAGTTTACGCTCGATTTTATGTTCAAATGGTAAATAATTCATTATGTATATGTATATGTATAAATTGGCTATAATTTTATAAACTATGAACATTCCTTTCAATTTTTCTTGCAATCAAAAAATATAATTATAGTATAGAATGAGTAACGTTAATAATGACATGGACTTAGCAATTAATTTGTCATCAAATTCGAATGATTCAAGTGATGATGTCATACACGAACCTTTTAAAATAGATGTAAATAACATTGACTTAGATATTGATAATATTCAATTAGAAGAAAATTTAAAATTATATACTGATAATCATTTTGTGAGTATAACCAATAATGATTTACACCGGATTCGAAATTTAGATGATAATATATTATCATTTAACATTGTTGATGAATTAATGTACCCTGAATGTGATAGTCCAGTAACAATGTATGGTGGAAGTCCACCTGAGAGTGTACTTGGAAGTAATAATGGAAGTGATGTTGAAGATGATATAAATCCTCCTAAAAAATCATATAATTTTATACAATTGGACAATGCTGATATTGAGAAATCAATAGACAAACAATATAATATAGATATTGAAAATAAGTTATCAAGTGAGATTGATATAATAACTACATATATGAATGGACAAAAACATTTATTTTTACAATCAAAACAATTATATCAATGGCAATTGAATTATTTAAGAATTCCATCATTAATATTAACTGCATTTTTATCGATAGGTTTATCTGCAATACCACTTGAATATAGATTAACAGCAGTTTCAGTTATAAATGGAATAATTACATTATTAATATCATTAACAAATTATATGAAATTGGAATCTTATACAGAATTATATTTACAATTAGCGAATCAATATGATAAAATGCAAATTTCAATTGAAATGACCAATAGTAAATTAATAAATGACGATGATAATAATCGATTATTAATTTTACAAAAAACAAAGGATATAATTAATGAAACCAAGGAAAAAAAAGTGATTATACCAGCCGAGATAATAGCATTGTTTCCAATAATATGTCATATTAATATTTTTTCATTTATTAATAAAATGGAAATGTACAAATCAGAACTAATGACAAATTATGTAAATATAAAAAATGAAATACGTTATATTTTATGTAAATGGGATACTGAAAATCAAAAAATAAATAAATCAATAGATTCACAATCACAAAAAAAAATATATGAACAACGCAGATTGCAATATTTATATACAGTAAAAAAGAAAATCAAGAGCGATTTAAGTGACTATCGTCATGTTTATGGACATTTGGATATTTTATTTACAAGAGAAATTCAGATGGCTGAAAGGACAATGAATAAATGGGGCATGTTTTATGTATTCTTTTGGAGATTTGTGACTACTAAATCATGTGAACGTGCATTAAATCCGGTACTCGATAAATATATTAAAAGTATTACATTGGATGATTAATATGTTCAATTATAACAAAAAAAATGTAATCAAATATATAATAGAAATGGATATTGATTGTGTGGGAGGTAATGTAGACAAATTGAATCTAGATTGGATAACTGAACATGCTAGATTGCATAATATTAAAGACAATTATTTTAAAGAACCAATGAAACAAATCAACATTTTTTGTATATTTATTAATAATACTTTATGCATTGATAACATTAAACGTGAAACATATGATGTAATTAAAAAAACAAACAATAATAATGATGATAGTTACACTATACCACATGAATTAATATTGAAAATAATTCAAACTCATAAAATGAATAATCATACATCCAAATTTAAACTAACTGAAATATTAACGTATATTATTGACATTAATCCTGAAGATATTCAGTCATATGTAGATTCGACTGATGATAGTTATTCTGAACGTTTTTTACATACTCATTCCAATATAATCACTGAATTAACTATACCAGAAACTATTTTTATTTTTCATAAAACAAATTCCATATATTTTATATTTAAAGAACCAAAAATAAGTGTTAATAATTATAAATCTATTCTAAAAATAGAAGGTTCAGTTAAATCTAAAAATTCCAAAATCACTAAAAAAGTGAGAATTGATGATACGTCATTAAATCAATCTAATATGAATAAATATACAAGAAAACAAAAAATAATACATTAAATCCTTGGTAATTTCAACTTGAACATTTGAAGTTACATAAGAGGATCATCAGATGCCGCTACGGTATAAACAAGTTAATCGTTTTATGGTTGACTCAATTCAACCTTTAAATTATCAACTTTTATATTTTTTAATGTATCTAATATATTTGTTATTGTATCTGATGCAATTGGTCGTTTATCAGGAGAAGCGATTATGATTTCTTTTAATAAGTTAACATATGATTCAATCTCTGGCATTTTTTTGAAAATATCATATTGTAAAATACCATATTGTAAATAATTATAAATGAGAATTGCAATAGCATAGTTATCCCATGATTTAGAATTAATCATAATAGATTCAATAAATGAAATTGATGTTTTGTTTGAAATGCTCCAACCATTAATAATTCCAGTAAAATAATCAATATATGTCTGTTTAGTTGAATGGATAAGAGTTGCCATTGTTGCATTCTTTTTAAAAAATTTGTTAATTATTTCTTCGATGAATTCAATTGTAATATCGAGTTTTTCCCAATCATCTTCATGTACGATTTTTGAAATAACGACACTTTCAATGCACCATGGTTCATATTCTGGTCCATATGCATAAAACTTTTGTTTTAGGGTGTTTTTATCATCTAAATCAATTGATATTCCAAAATCAATTATAATTGGAGTTCCAATTTTAGTACACATTATATTATTTTCTTTCAAATCATAATGGACTACATTAATGTCATTTAGTTTATTAATCCCTTTTAAGATGTGAACATTACATCTTAATATACGTTTAATTTGCTTTAATGCAGATTTGTGGTTTTTAGATTTATATTTATCAAAATATTCATACAATGTATGTTTACCAACAAATTCAATTATATTAGACTCATATATTAACGGTTTTTTAGACTTTGTGTCAATAATGTTACATTTATCAAAATCATTATCAGTTGTAATTGTTGATAGATTTATATCACATTTCTCTAATATTGGAGCGAAATATGTTTGATAATTTGCAATAGTTTGGATTTTTTGACCAATATTAAATTCATTTGTGGATGTTTTATTTGTTTTTTGGATTTTAGTTATATATGTTGAGTCTGGGTTAATAATACTGTTATTACACTTAGGGCCTGGTGAAAATACACAACCAAATGTACCCTGTGTTAACATTTCGAATTTGGGGTTTTTTGTGGATTTATTATCAGAATTCATTTATATAAACGTCTATATACATATATTTATAAATTTTATATACATTATAATCATAATGTATATTATTCAATGCATTATTTACATAGGGTTCCATTGTATAAAAAATAGAGTTAATTATATTATTATAATGATTTATGATTTATGATTTTGTTATTTTGTTATTTTATAATAATTTTACACGAATATTATAAAATCGGTTTTTATATATTTTTTTCAGTTTTTCTATTAATTTTCGAACATGTATTATATTCACATTGTCTACGTATTGTCCATTGTCTACACGTGGTCCATGTTCATTATTGAGTTGCATTAATATTGTTTCTTGATATTCTTCACAGAATTTATTAAAACTATCTGCAGGTGAAACCTTTATAAATTGCAATTCGTCTTTTATATTAAGCTTTGATGCAATTTGTAGCTTAATATGTTCATCCATTGATTCTAATATATGTTTTTGGACGACTTCATATTCTTTTCGTGTTGCATGTGGTGATGGTACTAATGATTTATTTCGGAAATAATAACGAGCACTTTTATACATTTTATCTATAATGTCACCTGTATATCCTAGTGTGGTTATGCGGAGAATTTCATTCGAAATTAAAATGCTCATTTCAGGTCCATTCTTCCATTCATCCCAATAGGAATTAAATGATTTACGGTCGTCGAATTGATGTATTTTTGCAAATATAGATAATTCATCCATTACTTCATTTGTAAATTTAACACGTAATGGTTTTAATGCAATATGTTGTGTATGGGTTTCGGTTGTGTAAGTCATGTTTTATATTTTGTTTGGTTTTATTTTATTTTTATAATTAATAATAAACAAAATAAAGTTTTCAATTTTATACATTCAGAATCATTAATGTACATATTTATCATTATACGATGAAGAAATGCCAGATGCATTAAGGTCAATTGGTTCTATATTCGCATTTGTTGTGAAATCTGAATCACTAACCATTCTTAATACCATCTTATAATTTCGAGATGGTATCGAAACATTACCACCTGTCAATAAATGTTGGTCTTGGTTTGCTATTATGGTAGATACAAATTGAATAGTATCTCCATCTAGAAATGGTATTGATATGCGAAGTGTAGCATCTTCAGTTGGATTTAAATCTGTAAATCTATCAGATGCATTCACGAGAATACTATTTATAATTTCACGTCCTATATTATCTTCAGTTGTATTCGAATTCGTCATATAATTACCAGATGCAGATATAGTTAAATCTGCATGTGTACCTGATGTCGATATTACATCTAATGTTGGTTTTATCGAATCTATCCAAACATCTTGAGATTTACTTGATATTTCTTCTTGTAATTCGATAGTATTATTAATGAATCCTAATCCAAATCTAGACCCAAATAATTTATCGGAAAGATATCTTAAATAGTCATGTTTTAATAACATTTTAGTGGAATCATATGTAGAATTTGACGAATTTGTTTGATATGTTGTGTTTTTATAAGATGTATCAGTTGCACCATTTGTTTGAAATGTATAATCACACATCGAATTTGATACATTTATGATATATGTGTCTGGATATCCACCACTACTATCCATATTAATGTAATATTTTAAATCACTTTGCGAAATTGATGTTAATGTATTCACAGCAGTTGCAAATTTAAATACATTTTTCATATCTGTAGTTTTTACTTGATACACTACGTATACGTCACTCATATTATATAATAATTCTAATATATAATATTGCATTGTTATTTTTTATTGTATAAATTAATAATAATTTAAATAACGATTGCGGAACCACCAGTTGTTCCAGATGTGGAAATTGTACCAACAACACCAGGACCTGATATATTACCGTCATTGACAACAGTATTACTAGGAGAATCTTTTAAGACAAGGGTAACTGTGTATGTTCTAGATGAGGTAGATGCATTTGCGGTAATAGCTTGAGAAGCAGATGTGACAGGTACACTAAATGATAATGTATCACCTTCTCTAAATGGAAGTGGATTACGATTGTAGTATGTATCACCAATAACATTTTCACCAGAACGAGTGGTACCAGTAACATCGGCAGTATTTGGAGCATATAAAGCAGTTCCACCTGATGTTATGTCTAAGAATCTAGCACGTCCATCAGCTGTACTTAACATTTGTTCCATTATATTATGGGAAACTGAAATTACAGAGTCAGAAGTTGTTGTTCCGTGAGTAGCACCTACAGTAATTGTTTGAGCTGTACCATCTGAACTGTTAACAGAAACGGTTGAAGCAGCTGTATATGTTTGTGAATCTAATGATTCTTTGGTGCAATAATTTGCAGTAATTGTAGCTCCAACACTATCTGTAATATTTTCAGCAATCATCCCAGTTTGGGTAGATGTTGTACTTAAATAACCTAATTGAAAAGCAATTTTATTAGTATATAATTCATTACCAATTTTTTCAATGTCATTTCTTAATGTTACTTCATTATTAAATAAATCAGCACCAAATGGAGTACCGAATATTTCGTTGGATAAAAATCTAATAAAATCATGTTTCATTAGACTTCTATTATCAGCATAAGCAACACCAGCATTATCTGTTAAGTAAGCAGTATTTACGGTATTTCCTCCAACTGCAGCATGGTTACATGCACCATGTGCAACATTTAATACGTATGTATCAGGCCATTTTGTCATATCTTGATAATACCTAATATCGTAGTTCTCTCCATTAGTAAGGTCGTCAGCATCTGTACTGTATTGAAATACATCTCTCATTACTTGTGTACTAACTTCATATATTACGGCAGGGTTTGCAGCGGTGTGTGTAAATGTATCTGATGCAACACTTGCAACAGTAGCGGCTTGAGCTATGGTTAATGACTCATTAAATGATGATAGGGAAAAGTTGATTGACATCTTTATATACTTTGCGTATAAATAAATCCATACCAAAATAATAAGTTTTATTAAAATAAGTTTTATTAAAATTTGACAATTTGCATTATTACAATGTGTGAATTTATATTATATTATAACAATTATTATAATATTATCCTAAAGAAATCTATATTATGAATATAATACATCGAATTCTAACGCAAATGAAAAATCGTTATTATTTATATCAATTATATCTCCATATTTATCTAAAAGTCGTATATGTATCTTTTCAAGTTTGACAGGACCTAGATAGTTTCGTTCTTTTTTAACAATTCCTGAATTATCTGCATAGATAATATTATTTGGACTATTTGTTATACCTAAACGTGCAATAATATTTCTACCTATAAATGATGACATGGTTGATGATATTATCTGGTCAGATTTGAAATTTTTATTAAAATCGTCTATGTCAATAAATATATATTGAGTCAATGACCTTCCATATGATGCCTCACTTTCAATATAATTGTTATATGTTACTGTTTTATCCGGATAATCACTTAATGAAGTATATGAATCGTTTGTTTCTACTGTGTATTTTATTTTATTAAATCCCAACATCCAACCTACAGTTAAATGTAATTTTGTAGGATTAACACCATCAACTTCAAAATCTATATCAAATTTGAAATTGGGGGAATAATATGAATTTGCATTAGCTGTATTATGTGGTGCTGGAAAATTGGGTACATCATGTTCAGTTCTTGCTCTAAAAATACAATGACTAGTTTGTTCATTAATGTCAAATATCAAAAAATCTAATCCATTGCCGGTATTTATAAAAATATTATTTATTATATCGACTAATCCATCAGAATAATAATTGCCCTGTGGTATTTTTATAGTATGAGTTATTGTTATATTTTCAGTATTATTTGTATCTGGAATTTGATACAATGTAATTTTAAAAATATTGGTTTTTTTTTTTTCTGAGAAAGAATACCATGAATGTGGTATTTCAGATGAGACTAATCTCATTGAGGTAACATTTACTAATGGATCAGGAAATTTATATACAAAATTGGTTGCAGATGTAGTCGAATAATTGTCTCGGAATTCTGTATCAATATTTATAGTTTTTGTATCATATTTTTTCTCAATTGGATTCAGTAAACCATGTGGATATTTATCAATTGTTGTAAATATTGTTGGCGTCTCATCTTTATATATTATATTGGATATTTCTGTATCATGTATCAATTGGGTACAATAATTATTATCATTATACCTATTATTATTATTCATCGATAATAATATATTATATATATTAGTAAATATAAAATATACTTTATATCAATACGTATTTTATGAAATATTATATTTTATGAAATATTATATTTTATGAAATATTATATTTTATGAAATATTATATTTTAATCTTAATTTAATTTCACTTAATTTATCATTGTCAAATACCAAATCAACTGGAACGCCGTATAGTTTAAAATACTCTACGTATTCAGGATTTGTTTCAGGTGCGACCGATATAGACACATTCATTGATGTATCTCCAAATAAAGAAAATGCATTTTTCATATTTTCTAAAAATTCAACTAATTTAACTGGATCACGTAAAATAATCGAATCTTCTTTATATCTTTCCGATTCGGTTTGTATTGTTTTAGAAGTTGCCGATACTATTACAATTTTTTGCAATGATTGCAGAGAACGAACGAATGATAAACGGATATATTCAAAATCGGGATATTTATTAATATTTCTTTTCATATGGAGTAATTTTGTACTTACATCTGCATAATATTCAGGCGTTAATGTTTCTACGATTGTTGTTACATCTCCCTCTAAATATGAGGTTGTTAAATCACCCAATTCTTTGATTATTACAGCTAAATCTTTATATAGATTTTCATTACCTATCGAATTATGATTCGATGCAAAACTTGATGATGCCATTTTTGATTTTTTAAATAAAATGTTTTGATTTGTTCGTATTACCATTTAATATGATTCGTATATTTTAAATATATATATATTGTCACAAATCAATCTAAAGATTATTGCATAATATATATGTGAAGGGAAATCGCATTTATAGCTCAGTGGTTAGAGCATTGGTCTTATGAGCCGAAAGTCGAGGGTTCAAACCCCTCTTAATGCATCAATCTATGTACGGATATTGTCAGACATACATTTGAATTAGTTCACAATTTGCTCTGTTAGCTCAGTCGGTAGAGCGTACGGCTGTTAACCGTAAGGTCATAGGTTCAATCCCTATATAGAGCGTTCAATTATTTTTATACAATACAAATAATTGAAATACTTATAGTGTAATATATATATAACACAATGGAAAGTCCATTTGCATCTTCAAATTCGTCATTTATTCTTTATTTAGAACCCATATTGAATGCACATTATAAAACATATCAAAATATTATTACGGTTAATGTTATTCCAACTGGTCCTATCAAAAACATGGTATCCACCATATCAGTCGCAAAATTATCACCATTTAAACAATTGGGTCCATTTGGACAACCACATAATTGTACGAATGTTTTATTAAGATATCCTAATGGAATGGTCGGTAAAAATTCACCTGATTACTTTATGTCAGCTGATGATATACCATCTGTTATTTCATATTTACAAAGTAATGAATATTCGATTGATACTGAAGTCACTAATATGTTATATAAATCAAGGATTAACATTGGAGGTGTTAGCAATGTTCGACTGTCAGGTGATAGACGGATGATATGTATGGCACGGTATACGCCAAAATAAATCATTATTATATATTTTGATTATACATATATAGGACGAATGAATGATGCAAATATATACAGATATTGTCTGCATTATTATGTTTTATGATAAAAATGCAACTGACAATGAGGAAGGATTTTATCCAAATTATGAAATTGGAATTAATCAGAATGTTAGAATAGACATCAAATTTAGTATGTTGAATAATGAATGGATACAAATCAATAATAGACCAATCTATGGATTAGACAAATATACAGGAATGTATTTATTAAAAACATTAAATAATCATTTTAATAAGAAATATATTTGCATTCGAAATATAGGTGGACGAATTATTTATCCTTTCGATTATGATAGTTCAACCTTTAAAATGATTAAACATTATGCGAGTTAGAATCATTTTCTAATAATGTACTTATTTGGTATAATTATATAAATATATATATTGATTTACATTTATATAAAATAAATTTTATTATGGAGAATCTAAACACATGGACCATTAATGATACTGAATATTATCCACAAATAATACAAGAAATACGTGATTGTGAACAAATATT